CGCTATCGGATAGGTATAGGATTGATTCTGTTTTTTGAATTACTCTCATTTTTTATACGTATTGTAAATAAATATCCCCGTCCGCTCCACCACTAGGCGCAGCAGTACCGGAGGTGATTGTTTTTTGCTTCCCATCTAAGGCGGTTTGCAGCCCTGTGGTATCTCCGATAACGTGAGAGTGCGAAGCTGCTGCATAAGAACCACTAGCTTGCTTACTGTCAAGGGCGGTTTGTAACCCGGTAACGTCCGCAATGATATGCGAATGAGATGCCGCTGCGTAACTGCCTGATGCTTGCTTACCATCTAAGGCCGTTTGCAGCCCCGTAACGTCTGCTATAACGTGGCTGTGTGAAGTATTAGCCTTACCATCTAACGCCGTTTGTTGGGCTGTGCTTAAGGGTTTATTCGCATCTGTGGTATTGTCTACATTCGATAATCCTACGGCTGCCTTATCGAGCGTCTGAAATGTTTTATCGCCTCTAAAATACTGCGAAGTTGTACCCGCTGTAATTGTACCCTCTTTCCCGTTTAGCGCGTTTTGTAAGTCTGTTTGGTTTGATAAAGTACCGCCTATATCTCCCCATGACGTGCTTCCTCCATGCCCACCGCCGCCTGAGATAACTAAGTTACCTGATCCTAAAAGGGTTTCACCGTTTACTGTCTTGATATTCGTTCCACTTACTAATGTGGCCTGTTTACCATCCAATGCCGTTTGCAGTCCTGTTACATCGCTAATTACATGAGAATGTGAACTAGCTGCTTTCCCGTTAAGTGCCGTTTGCAATCCCGTTACGTCCGATATAACGTGAGAGTGCGCCGAAGGTGTGAACGTGCTAGGTTTATTAGTGATGTCTGCCCAATCAGTTGACCCACCGCCTTCACCGGATATTGACCCCTGATTAATCTCTACATATATTGGAGAATCTTGTGTAATTTCTACAATTGCAGGACTATCTGTGTATGTTATCTCTAGTATCATTGAATTAATATGTACCCCCTTGCGTACTCTTTACTTAGTCCTGATTCTATTGTATCAATTTCATATAAAACTTCTCCCAAAGTCAATGCAGCCGTTTCGATTTCAGATAAAATAAATATCCTTCTATACTGGTCTGGTGATTGTAGCTGCCCATTTGTTTTTTGAAACGCAGTTGTGCCGTTCGCATACCTAGCGGTTATCGTGATATCTACACTCGTAAGGTCTTTTAGTGTTGTCTTTTCAGTATCACTCCAAACCTTTATTTGAAACCAATAATCATCACCCTTTCTTATAGGCTTTAGATTTGTCATACTAAACTGTAATTTGTGCTAGTCATAGCAGCCCTATAAAGAGTGCTGCCTACTTTCCAGCGTATTTGAAATGTCTGCTTTGATACGTCTGTCAATGTACTCACTTAGACCATGTTTTATCTGCGTAAAGAATATACTTGCCGCCGGGAAAAATAAATTCAGCCTCTACGGGTTTGCCTTTACTTTTTGAAAACAACCAATTCCAGGCATCTGTATCGTTGTAAACTTTATCCCAAATGTTATGCCTGCCGGTGGGATATAACACACGTTCTACCTTTGGATTGATGCCTAAATTGTTTAGGCCGTCCATCCAAGACTTTGAACTGGATTCATTCACAACATCATCATCTGCCGCATGGTAAAACCTGATGGGCATTTTGTTGTCAACGTACTTTTGTGCGAACTTAGTATTATACCACGATGCCGGGCATATTGGAAGCATTGCAGCAACCGATGAAACGCGGCCTTGCTCTGCCCAGTCCATGATTGAACCGCCGCCCATTGAAAGCCCGGTGAGGTAAATTCTATTCGTATCTACTGCGTAGTTCTTAACAGCCCAATCAATGATATTTTGAATTGTAGCACCGCCGGCCCAATCCCGGTTAAGCTGAGGCATAAATACGATACACTCATGCGGCATTCCGCTTTGCTTAATTTTCAAAGGCAGTCCACTGTCTGAATAAGCTTGTAAACTTTTCTTTGGGAACGTATCGCCTAGTCCGTGGAAGTAAACCACCAATGGCAGCTTCTTTACTCTGTCCCAATTATCCGGGTAGTATTCCCAAAAACCGTTAACTACATTGTCTACAAATGTTGCTCTAGGCTGCATCATAGTTTTATGGTTTAAAGTAAAGGTTTGCTTCCTCAGTTCTACGCCTTAAAAGAATAGGTCTTCCTCCTGCGTTTCTCCATGCCTCAAACTCTTGCCTTATCGTTGGATCGTTTGGGTTAACGTTTAGTTTCCGCAGCAGCGTTGAAATAATAAACCTGTTTGGCCCAATGTTATAGACGAGTGATACAATGGCTGTCTTTTGGTTTTCATTCAATGGTTGCCGGATGTGTGGCTTTATAGTATTCCAAAAAGAGTTAACTACAACCGGCAGCATCTCCTCGGCCTGCGCCCTTGTTATTGCGTCTCCTTTCTGCACCTTACGGCCACCGTTTATGTTTGGAGGGTAAAACGTATTGCCATAGCCGATAGTCCACACCCCTACTGCATCTTGGTAAGCATTAAGCCGCAAACCCTCATGTTTCTTTATGAATGATAAGTCCATCAATCAATGATTTCAAAGCCGTTACCGCTCATCAAAGCGAATAGTTTAATGTCTCCGCCGCCGTCATCAATAGGGTTGCCGTTTTCATCGCATGAGCCAGTAAATACTGAATCCCCGCTAAATTCTACGGATGGATAAAACCCTTCGCCTTCATCAGCAAAACAGATTACATCCAGATTCTCATCTACGTTCTCAAGCAACTTTTTTAAATCTCTTACTTTCATTTTCTTTTAGTTTGTTACGGTACTCCTGCTCTGTCATCTTCGTAAGGTGGTATGCCTTACAAGTGAAACAGTAGTACGCCCTTAATTCCTGTCTAGGTAGAATCTTCGCGTTATCTTTCATCTTCCTAGCAACCTTAAAGGCTATTTTCTTATTAGGTAGTTTTACTTTATCGCACATAGTCAATTAATAAGTATTACCCATGAGCCAACATTTGTTAATACCAATGCCTCGCAATCACTAAGCATTACAACTTCGGAGACTATTTTCAACCTTAACTTAGCCATATCTTCATATCATGCGGCGCTCTCCGGTTGCCACCGAAATATGCGCCTAGTTTATAGCCAATGAAAAAGGTTTGTCCTTCAATGAATTTATGTACTGCTGGTACGCCTTTGCGCTGAATTATAAACCCGTAACCCGTACCCTCGAGCAATATGCTTAATCTGCAAATTTCACCTAGTGAAATACTGCACAGATACTCGGAAATTCTCCGACCTCGGTTGTACACATAGGCAAATAATTCCACTTTTTGGGTTACGATGTTCCAACGCCACCCAAAACGTCCACTATTTGAGTGATGATGAAAAAAGCCTACTCCAAACAACTTGTTAATATCGCTCTGATCCTGTCCAATGTCGTACTTGCATGAATAGTCAAACTGCACCTCCTTAGAGATAATGTCCGAGCAAGTAAGCCCGAAACTAATAGGTCTAAACCTGTGCTTGTTTGCTTTTACTTTCATCCCCTGTCAATCATTCCGATTACATAAAGCGCAATACTCATGAATACAAGAATGTACCTTGAGCCATTTCTTTTACGCGAACCATTGGCCTCTACCGGGCCATTCCAGGGCTTTGCAATGTCCTGCAACCCGTAAGTGAAAGCAGTAAACAGTAAAGCGCATGGGATAGGCGTAACCCAGCTAAGCCAAGATGCCTCGCGCGATAAGTAAGCGTGAAATGTTACAATAGCGAGAAAAAGTAATACCCGGCCAATGTTTTTAACTGTGTCCATAGTTTTTATTTTAAGTTTTACCATTCAATAGCCCTGCCTCGCCGGTCCGCTAGTTTTTTCCACTTCTTTATCTGCTGTTCCTGTTCAGCTATCTTTTCCTCTAGCTTGCCTACTAACTGTTTGAAGTTCGCGATTTGCGAACCCTGCAATTCAATCTGTGTTCCTTGTGCAGTCATTAAGCTATCCGCAGCCTTCAGGGTTTCTTTGGTCTGGAAAATAAATTCCGTGTACTCAGTTGCAAGCGAATCGCACACCTCAATTATCCTGCTTGTGTCGGCTTGTACCCTTACTTCTTTGTACTTAATAACCGTCTTTACTCCCCGGTCTTGTAAGCTGTCATTAACCTTCGCCGTTGAATCGTACTCATGAGCGTAGTGAGTGATTATCTCGTCCAGCTTTTGGATCTCGATATCCTTTCTTTCGATAACATCTTTCAATGAGTCGATTACCTGCTGTTTATTGTCCTTAATCGGCTCATCTTTGCAGCCTCTAACCGTCAATGCTATTATCAGAATCATTAGTGCCGCCGCTATTACTCCCCAAATTTTTCTTTTCATGTAGTTTTGTTTTTATGATCTTATAAACGTCTTTACCAAACATACCCGTAAGACCACCCAAGAAGCCTAATATAATTGTGCCAAAAACTTTCATAGCCCACAACTTTACGAGCATTGTAGGATCAATCGTTTCAATTTGTAAAGGCCATAACCAGTGATAAGCTGGTATAAAGGCTAATAGTGTACCGCCCGCAAATCCTACGTTGTCATCGCTCATTCTTAGTGTCATTTGTCTTGGTTCTTATTATCTTGCGAGAATACCCCAATCAGCACCGTTCCCAAACTGGTTATACCTGTCAACGCAGTAGCGTAGACATCCCCCTCAATAATTCCGAGTACGGCCATTACCGTCAGCATAGTTGCTGATACGCCTAACATGATTGCGACTATTGTATTCCTTGCCATTAGGTACCTGTATATAATGCGTAATTGAAATAGTAATCAGTGCCGTCATACAAGAAAGTAATCACCGCCGTACCAACAGGAACGGTAGATGCTGCGCTTGTAAATTCACTCGCAGGTAAAGCCAGCGTGAAAGCGCCTTTCTTTATTAGGGTATAGTATCTTCCCGCCTCAGCGTTAGTGATTGCCAAAGTACCATTGGATGATAGCGTGCGCTCTTGCAGATTACCATTTGAGCAATCATAAGTATTGCTGCTCATGGTGTACTTAACATCTTCAAAAGCCGTTGAATCAATTATATCATCTATGGTATCGTCAAGCTCTTGGCCTTCCCACTTGTTACCTGATCCGGTAAATTTGGCATCAGCATCCGTCCAAAGAGTACTTCGTAATTTCCTTGCCATTAGTTAATAGTTAATATTGCTGCTGAAACAACACTTGCCACAATGCCCCTGCCCGTTCCATTTGGATGTACGCCGTCAATGAAATACGTTGTATTCGTAGGATCGGAAAATTCACTTCGCGCCCCTATGTCAGCAATCGCATCTGCAAAAGTTGTCCAGTTGGAACGTATGTTATTATTCACGGTGTCAATCTTCCCGTTATAAACCGTCCATGAATCACCTGCCGGGGTAGGACCAGCTCCGAAAATTCTATACAATGCCGTACCTACCACCACCTTCCACCCTGCTGCCCTTCTAGCTGTGCAATAGCTTACTATCCGGTCATACGCATCTGTGGTGTTGCCGTTAAAGAACAGATCATTGCCAACCTCCCACGCTATCAAGATATTAGGGTTAGTCCCTGATAGCTGGCTATCCACATACGCCGCCGCCGTGCCTCTCGTTCCTGAGCCATCCATAGCACACGCTCCACCAGATATCATCTGCCCAGTAGTTTGTCCAGAGGTAGCCCTTAGTGTTATTGTAGCACCATTGGAACTCCAGGGAGATAATGCACCCAACTGAATAGGGTATTTATTTCCTGCCCCATAGCTTTCACCCGGAAAACAGGGAAAGCCGTAGTCCGTCCAACTATTACCATCAAAAACTAGGTTTGCATTGGTAAAGTTGAAAGTGCTTGTGGTTTTATTTTGCGCGTGAAATAACTTCATTTTTTCGCATCCTGTTAATAGTATAATCAATATCACCCACCTCATCTGCCGAGTGCTGTGTTAAAGGCCACTATGCCGTTATACAATGATGTAACCTCTGCATCTGTTAACCCTTCGCCTATTGTTACAAAGTTCACTGTGTCATCGGCGAAACTTCCCGCCGTACCTGCTGCGTTCTCAGCAAGAATGTAGATGTTAGCATTAGGTCGTGCACCTAAGTTTGTTGTACCCGTTTTTGTCCCTTGCGATACGCCGCCCTTGTATGCTTCAAAGTCATTGTTCGCCCTCCTGGAAAGTAAGAAATGATCTGTCCTGTCCGAATTGGTGTAAACAATTTGCCCATCATCACCAGTACCGTAACACCTGATATAGTCGCTTCCTGAGATAGTCGTTCCTATCAACAGGTTATTAGCGTTTGAATCCGAATTACAACCGTACCGCCCCGCTGCTGTACCTGCTGAAACAAAAACTGAGAAGTGGATGTTATTGTCTGTTGAGTGCGTAGAAGGGTTAAACTTGGTGTCCATAAATCCGTCTGTTCCGTTACCCGTAATACCTGATGAATTATGCGTTACCGTTCCGGCGAATGTTCCCCTAAATCCAGCATCTGTATCTAGCGGGTTCATGAAGTTCCACTTGTGAGACTGCGCAGCACCGCCACAGAATGGATAAACCGCGTCAAACTTGCTTGCACCAATTCCATTGATAACCGTTTCAAGATTCGCAAGTGCCGTTTCAATGGTTCCAGAGAGTGCCGTACCACCCGCTTCTACCGCTGTAATAAATGCTGTTGCTAATGAGCTGCCCGCAATAGAGTTTGTAACAGACGAATTAGTAAACGCACCTAGTTCATTACCTGCACCGTCTAATGTGTTCCCTGTTCCTGCGTTATAACTTCTATCAATTGTCTCACCAGATGCTGCACTGGTAGCCATTGTGAACGTCCATGTGGTACCTGAACCAGCAACACTTGAAACCGCCCAATTCGATGTATTCCTTCTAAATGACCAGCCCGCTGTTGTTGCCGTTACGCTTTCGCTAAATACTACCACAACCGTTCCCGGTGCACCGTTAGGAACAGTCGCACTTACCACCGTTGGGGCAGTTACATCACCACCGCCAGCCATAGCGTCTAGTTTAGCTTTCAACTGTGTGAATGTCATCTTATACGCTAATCCAGATCCTCCTGCCTGTCCCCATGGCACTAGATCGCTGTCCGCAGGTGTTGAAGGTTGTGCCGTTAGCTGATTAATTTTTTTTGCCATTATGGTAAAATTTCAGGTACTTTAATTCTCAATTCTCCTGTGCTTGTTTTATACAATTCGTTTCCAGTATATCCAGCCGCCTCCGCATCTGCATCGTCATCGTATTCCTCTAGTCCTTCCAACTTTAAAGGTTGTGCCGCCGCCGCAGTTGTTTCTGTGTGTTTATATTCCGATCCTAATAATTCTCTAAAGTCCTCCCATGTCATCACACCGGATTTGGTGAATATCTTTTGTATCGTTGCTTGTGTTATCATGCGAAATCTGCACTTTCAAAATCTGCACTTTCAAAATCTGTAAAAGTTGAAACAGAAGATGAAAACCTCGGCAGCGTTTTATAAAGCCATTGAATTATCGAACCTCTAGGGAATGAACCCGTTATACTTATCTCACCAGTTAACATATTCACATCATCACCTAGCGCAGTTTGCCCCGCACCATCCACAAACAAGTGCGTAACCGTTAACCCGCTGGAAACCGCAGCAGGGATGATAGTTTTACCACCTATCACCTTTTCGGATCCTGTACACCTATATTGAGCCCTTGCTATCATCCGCTAGTAATTTCTGCCCCTGTCCCGTCTTCTATAAAGTCTCCCGTTCCATCCTCTAGATATAGCGAAGTACCTACCACGCTATCCACGTCAACGTATAAGATCCTAATGTAAAGCCCCGCCGTCATAGCAGTGCCGAATAGCATTTGTTTCGTTGCTGGATTGTATTGTACCTGTCCAGGCCCGTAACCGTCAGGAAAGATAAAAACAGGTATTGCTCCCGTTGAACCGTATTCAACCAAAAGGATAGTAGCATTGTCGCCAAAAGGAAGCGTCAAACTCACCTCACCACCCGTTGCGGTGTATTCATATACCAATATCTGAGGATTAGTATTAGCAACCTCAGTACTCGATACCGAAACCGGGCCTGTCACCCTGAGCGAATAGGTGTAATTTGAAAAGGTTGTAGAACTCCCCGCGATGTTGCATTCCTCTACTAATACGTTGGCCTCTAATACTTTATAGCTTGTTTCCTCTTGTACTGAAAACTTTACTAAAAACTTCAGTTGGTTTAGTTGCTGGCCTAATACGTCAAAAATTGTATAAAGGTTGCCACTTGGGTTTATCGTTGTAATACCCGATCCTGAGATGGTAGCTGAAAGCCTACCGTATTCGTATTCCTTCCACACTCCGCTAGATCGTGGAGCAAGTTCTAACAAGTCGGCAGTAGTGGTTACATTGACATCCTTAGCACACGCCACAGGATAGTATACACTACCTATTTTCGCGTAAAGAATGACTGCTTTTGGTTGTACCGCCATTTATTCAAAATTATTCAAACTCTATTAAATCTTATGCAATATTTTTAAACATCTTTTCCATAAATATTACCAAAACTGTGATCTGGATATGCGGCAACTTCGCTATCTACGTCCGTATCGTACACCTCAATTAAATTGCCTTTCCAAGTGGCCGCGCTGAAATCAATCTCACTAAGGTTAGCCAACATAAAAAGTTTAGTAGGTGCATCATCAACTAGCTGAAACCTGTTCATTAATCCTATTGGGTTGCCTTCGTTGTTCTTTATTCCGAGCATGGTAACCTCTAGCCGGTTTCTGTACCTTTTATTTAAGAGCATGTGAGCAATAGCCTTGTGTCGCTTAAAGGTGAATCTCTCGGTGTCGAATGTTTTTCGATACCAATTGTCCCCGGTTAGGTCATTGTCAAAGAATAAAGCTCCCTTGTGTGAACGGTTGTTAGAATCGTCTAGGTAGGTTTGCTCTTTAAAGTTGTTCCTTACGTCATTGGTTAATGTGTATCTGTCGAAGTCACCCACAACGCCCGGCAACTTAGATGCTTCCCTCACACCAAACTCTATATTTTTGAAATCCACCTCAGTATTAACGATGGTAGAATCACCGAATAGCCATATTTTTAACGTCCCTCCAGCCGGGAGTGCTTTACTTTTTATGGATATTGTTTTCCAATCTTGTTTTCTCTCAACCGATGTATAAGGTATGTTGATGTAAGTTCTTAGGCCTCCGAATCCAGTAGAGGTAACCCAATTTCCGTCCGAATCAAGATAATAAACTATGCCACCTGCGGCCTCTACGGACACATTACAAGCGAGTATGTTTGCAGGTGTTGAACCGCCCAAAGGAAACCTAATGTCAAAGCCAAAGTCAACAGAATCGTTTACATTCATGTATGTAGGCTGGCTCATAAGTACATGATCCTGAAAAGCTGTTATTTTTAGCTTAACGTAGTTATCAATTATATTCCCATCTACATCTTTTTCCTCCACCCTGTAATTTTCGCCAGTGGCCGTAGTAACTGAACCAGCAACACCTCGGTAATACGTCCAACATTCTACCGTATATGTATTAGTAGTGGGTACAATTAAATCACCACGTAAAAACGTTTGATTGCAGATAATTTCGTCTGGGAATTCATAACGGTAATCAACCCTAGTTTCTTTGCTCGGCCTTCTTACCTGCCTTAACATAAAAGGCTGGATAGGCTTCATATCTTCGTTAACTCCTACTAATGTGGTAAAGGATTTACTAAACGTAGAATTTGAGAAAGCACCCCTGATAATTCCTGAGATGTTCCCAGAATGCAAGAACTGTTCTTGGCGTACAAACCACCATTTACCTAAATATTGGTAAAGAGTTTGACTCCATGACTTGTTTATCTTTTCAACTATCTGTTGGTTATTGTCCTTTTCAAATGTCTTACCATCAATATAAACCTGATTCATTGGATGCTGCCCGCTAGCGTCATTCATTCCAACGTAGAATAGATGGTTAATGATAGTAGTCCCTAAGAAAGTCGGGATAGGTGTTGAACTAATGGCTGTACTTAAATAATCATCAATAGCACCGAGGCCGTCAATGGTTATCTTTGGATCTTCGCTTATCTGTCCTAGCCCGTCCGTTGCCCTTAAGGTAATGTAATGGTTTGAATCTGTCCAATCTTCCTGAAAGTCATCTTGCATTAGCCAACCTATCCAGTACACAGATGCGTTAAAAAAGAATTGTACTTGTACCGCGTCATCATCGCCGAATAGAAAGTCATCCAACTGTACGTTGTTAGATACTATCTGTAATTCCGCTTGCTGTCCCCGAATAGGTTTAAAAAAGTCGTTATCTTGGTTGAACTCTCTTAAAACAAACGGCCTTACACCCGGATTAAGGTAAGTTACTCCCCCTGAATAGTCTTTAAAAAAGAAGTAAACAATACAGTCATCCCCCTGAAGGGTTTTGAAGTCGTACTGGTATTTTATTGCGTAACTCAACTTTTATTTGGCAGTTTGAGAATGTTTAGTATATTTGCCCTTGTAGAGCTTTTTGGCTTTGCACATATCAAATTCCTTTAATTTCCCGAAGTTTTTACTTTGGGATTTTTTATTACCCTACCCTCCTTATTTGAGCGTTTCCGGCGTTCATTATGCCTACAAAGTCGGTTCCCCTTCCTGTTAAGTTAACTTGTCCGCTTAACTGTAAACCGCCACCTGATAAACCGCCAAACGATGGCGCGGCCACACCTCCTAAGCCCGATAAAGCACCAAAGATTCCACCAAACCCTTTAACAGCAGCACCGCCGATAACCGTACCGCCAGGAAATATTGAGTTTAATATAGCAGCAAGTATTGCAGCCTTTGCAACGGTTAACGCAATTTGAACCACAAGAGCCTTGAATGACTGTGCCAATGCCTTGCCTACACTCTGTCCGTTTTCCAATGCACCAAATACCGTTTGAATTGCAGGTGCAAGGAACTCGTTAAACTGCCCTGTAATCTCTGCCGTCTTGTTCTTAATTGCCTCAAGCCCACCAATGGCATTTTGCACCTCAGTAGATGGGATGATATTTATTCTGCCGTTAACCTTTAGTTTACTAAAAGCCTCTTGTATGTCCCTTACTACTTGGTCTGAGAAAGCACTACCAAAGTCTCGTGTTTGGTTGGTTAGTGTTTGTAAAGATCCCGGTACGTCAATGTCAGGAACTATCTTAATACCTTTAACGTCTTTTGCGGTTGCATCTTCAAATATAGATCCAAAGTCTAGTTTGCTTACTATTTGCTCTGTGCCGCCTAAAATTGCGTCTGCCTGCTTTCTGAAGTTGTCTATAATATCCTGAAACGCCTCATCAAATGTTTTTTTGGTTGCAACAACCTCAACACCTATTGCGATATCACCCCTAAGCCCTTGTTGAGCTTTACCCAATCTTTCAATAAGGTCAAGCTCATTCTTTATCTTGTTAGCGTCCTTATCTCTTTGTTGTGCGCCCTTTACCTGTGCATCATTCAGCCTTACCAAGTCTTCTGCATACTTCTTAGCAACCTCTCTAAGTCTTTCCTGTTGGGATTCGATGAATATTTTTCCTAAAAGGCTCTTTACATATTTGTCGTAGCTTTTAGTTAATTGGTCAACCGTTACCCTTTCGCTATCAAGGCTTTTAAAGTAAGTAGGTGCCGATTGGTTCAGCTTCTTTAGGATCTTGTCTTGGTCTTCCCTCCTACCTGCCAATTGAGGGTAAAGATTCACCAGCAAACTAATGTTAGCTAGTTCATCACTTATGCCCTCTACGCTCTTTTTTTGCGCCTCCGTTAATTGTTTTGTTCCTCCTATAAGAGCATTGAACGCCCCACTCAAAGAACCGTATTTCTGAATCAAAGCCGTAACGCCTGCGGTAACTGCACCAAAGGCAAAAGCTAATCCAGCAGGGCCAAACAAAGAAGCACCCAAAGCCTTTAACGCTGCACCTGTACCGCCTGAAGCCCTTGATAATGCAGTAAACTGGTCTAATACGATTGGTAAGTTATTCTGAATGGCAATAAACCCGAAAGGAAGGTCACGAGCTACTTGTCCGAGTGCATTAAGTGAAGGAACAGCATTAGCAGCCTTTTGCGCCCCATTTGCAATACCACCGAGAGCATCCCCAGCAGTCTTTGCTACTGGCGGTATTTTTCTCAAGTTATCGTAAAATGATGGGAATCCCTTACCACCTACTTTCTCAATAGTAAATCCAAACTTCTTTACTTCCTTTTCTAACTGTTGTACGTTATCAAATAAAGATGGGAAGCCCTTGCCGCCTATTTTCTCAATAGTAAACCCAAACTGCTTAATTGTGCGTTCAGCTTCGCTAACGCCTTTTTGCAAGCCACTAATATCTGCGCCTATCGGGACGCGTAAACCTTCGCTCATTTTAACGATTCAAAAAGTTTTTTAATCTCATCCTCGTCCGCTTCCTGTGGTTCATCCAAAGGCCATAGCTCCTCCGGGCTGTTTATCTTTGAGCCTGCCGTTTTAGCAATAACATACATGATGTTTCTGTTTAGCTTGCTCTCGTATATCCTAGCCCGGTGAAACCCTCTAGCCATTAACTCAAATTCAATAGGTGATACAGAATAGAACTCGTTAGGTGTTAAACCCATTTCATAGGCCAGTATCTCTACCTCTTGGAAGTCTTTTTTTTTCCTTCGCCTGCTGCTTTAATTAACTGTGATTCGCTCCATACTTTAACCACTGAGGCAATGGCATTTATTTTCTCTGTGTCACCTATGGATGATTCCACAAAGTCTACCATGTCTTCAAATGTCAATGAAGGAACTTCGTCTTTTACAGCGCAGCTATTCATATACCCTGAGTAAAGTACGTGGGCTATGCCTATTTCTGTTATTTCATCCCCATCGAAGCAATAATTCTTTTGGAACTTATCAGCCAGATATCTAGCCGAATACATACCAAACTTCAATACTACATCATGGGAATTGATAGTAATTTTTGTGGTATTCATGTTTATACAGTTATATCAACGATTCCATCAGAATTAAGAGTAATTGAAAACTTTACATACCCTGCTGATTCGCCTGTAAGATCCAACTGAGTGATACGCGCATTGAAAGAATGGAAATAAGCAGCACCCAAAGAAGAACCACTAACTACTGGATTCTGTACCCTTACCGATACGAGTGTTTTGTTTACGAAAGCCGTCAACAGTGCGTTGTAACTTACCTGTGAAACCGTTGGTGCAGTCTCACAAACAGCGTCAGCCGTAATTGTGTACTTAACTGAACCTACCGCCGTTAACAGTCCGCAATCTGTGTCTTCCTCTGTTACGTCTACTGAACCAGAAACCGTCTTGGATTGAACGCAAACGAGAGTCTTGAATGAACTACCGCCCGCTACATCAATTTCAATAGGTTGATTTGAACTTAATACTTGTGCCATGTTACTTTTGAATTAATGATTGTGTGAATGTTAATATCTTTCTTGTTATGTATTCGCCTTCAGTATCTCTTTCGTTTAGATACCTGGTTGATTCTAATTGAATATGTCCAAAGGCAAAGTCGTTGTCTACTAGATTGCCGCCTATCATCGGTAATATCCTGTCGCTCACCATGCCGGAAATCTCATCAACAGCATCGTAATTCTGATACTGGTTCTGCCTAGTGAATATTTCTACGTTTATAGAGGTCTCCCTTATAAATAGCGTATCGTTGGCCTCGTTACTTTCTGTTATACTGGAAATCTCTATAAAGTAGTCAGGGATGGTCACTAGTATAGGCGGCTCATAAACAGGTAAAGTATAACCATTGTATTCTATACCCGCCAGAGCAGCCTTGTAAGTCCTTCGTAATGATTTGCTAGCGTTCTTCACCTTTGCTTTCTGATTATATTCCTTAGTGAACTAATAAACTCCGGCCTGTGCTTTCTTATGGATGGGAACAAAAACGGCTGTGGCTTTATACCTTTAGTCAGGATGATAAAGGCTATAAACTTTGCCAGTTGCCTTTCCATGATAGCCTGTTTCAAGAAACCTGCTTTCTGGAATTGTCCCTTCCTTTTACCGCTTCCTACCTTCTTTATTTCGGTTGCTGCAATACCCTTTCGCTTTACCCAACCCGTAAGCCTGTCAATCATCTGCTCATAACTTCCCCTACCCTTTTTACCCTTTGCCGCCTGTGCTATCTCTCTTGCTTCCTCTGGAACGCTTACATACCTTTTAGTGCCAAACTCGATATAGGGAGCGTATTCCTGTTGAACCACAATCTCATAATCACCTAACTTATCATTGTCAATGATTATCTTGTCTCCAAGAAATCCAAAGTCTCTAGGTGCAGCCATCTTTGCGCTTTCTTGAACATTTACAGCATACACCTGCGCGGCGGTATCTATCTCGTCAATCAACTCCGCACTACTTGTTTTTAGCTCTTTAATAGCTGCTGCAAACCCTTTTGTAGTAATCTTTATCAAATCACCACCTTTTTATATAACCTTGAATTGAGTAACCTATGATGCGGGAAGTCCTGAATGCCTGCCGTTTTATCTTCATCGTAGTTCAGCCCTTTATTCTTATACTGCCATGCAACTAATACCTTTATGTCGGTCTTTAAGTCTTCAGGGAGCGATATAAACCCCGCTTGATATGTAACCTTAAAACAACCGTTTCGAATCTTTAATGTGTCCCCTATTAGTGCATACTCTGAAGGGTCTACCAATGTCCACTCAATAAATGAAGTCAGTTCATAAACGGAAGTCAAAGAAGCAACCGGAGAATAAGGAAGCTCTATTTGTTCCCTGTCCACATCTACAATACTTTCTAATGTCTTTACACCAAATGAAAGTCCTGTGAACTTCTCCAAATGCCTTCTAGTACTTTTACCCAACTCAACGAGCAAAGTATCGTCATCGGTGAAGTCCTTTATCCTGAGCCAGTTCTTAATCTCCGTCAAGGAAACAGGCTCCGCTACCATATCTGAAATAACCGTTACTTTCATCTGAATGTGTATTTATTCGGCACGTCTGTTAACCATGCCTCAAATGCTTCCAATTCTTTGTTAGGGTCTAGTTCCCTACTTCTCTCCTTAGCCTTTTTGCTGGCTTTCTTATACTCTTTCGGGTCGTCTAGTTTCTTAATAGCCTTTACCCAACCGTCTATATCGTCCCTGTCTACATATATCCCCGCGTCTGCACAATTCTCTTTTAGTCCTGGTGTTGGGTTGCATATAACCGGAATCCCTGAACTCATAGCCTCTGTGGCTGTCCTTCCCCAACTCTCAAACTTGCTAGGCATTATTAGTATCCTAGTTTGCTCGTATGCCCTCATAATGAATGGCGTATTATCCATTATCGTTACGTTGCTAGGTTGGTTTATGTGTTGTCCTTCGCTAGCTGGCTCTGAGTAACTTCCTTTCACACCTAAGAACTGTTTTTCTGGTAACCTAGTAGCTATCTCCCTCAGTATCTTTCCACCCTTGTTGCCGTCTAAGTTTATGAGGGTAATAAATTGGTTTTTCTCAGGATCTCGGTTTATATCGTACTGCCTCCAATCAACGGGAGGGTGAACTGTAATACTTTCGTGTTGGTAGTTTAGTTTCTCTTTCGCCGCCTCTGAATTATAAACGATATACTGAGGCCTGTCCGCTAGTTCGATACTTGGGTAAACTGAATAATTATGAATCAAGTGGACCACAGGCTTCTTAAACACCCTTGCTAGCCCTATTGTCTGTTGGGTGTAGTCTAGATGTGTCATCACTACATCACTCCATGCGAATAGCGTCTCTGTTAAATTCTGCTCAGGAGGGAAAACGTCTATACCTTCATAGCAGTAGATGTTTTCAATCTTGTAATGATTCGCCTGCCACAGTAAAACCCTTACCTCGTGTCCTTTGCTTTGGAGGTACTTGTTCATCGCGTGAATCATCCCTTCAGCTCCGCAGTTATGCTTTGGCGGGTATAAGTGTATTGAGCAAAGTATTCTCATTTGATATATTCCATTACGATCATCATATAACCCATATCATCCTTAGTACCGTCTTTAACAACATGAAAGCCATGTGCCTGAAATTCAAATGCAGTCCATAGGCTCTTATGTATCTCTAGTTCGTTACCATACGCTGCACCTTGTTCTATCCACACTGCCGGCGTAACAATCACAAACAAACCCTTTTCGTTTAGTCTTTCCTTCGCCCTAGTAATCACCTCAACACCTTCATCTTTTGTGAAGTGTTCTATCACATCTGTCATGAGAATACAATCCCATTTCCTGTTATCCTTTTCAAAGAACTCCTTAATAGTACACTCGTGAACTTTATCGTAACAGCTCCAAAGTGGAGAGCGGTAGTTAAACCCTTCTACACCTTCTAACTGTGTGTTGTAATTCACTCCGTTGTCTAACCAGTTTCTAACACCTGCGCCGTTTATTCCATGCCCTATGCCTAAGTCTAATACCGTCTTAGGGTTGTTCATTAGAATAAGCCTTATTGTATCTCTAAAGGCGGAATAGCTACCGATGGGCAAAGTCTTTAGTTTTAGGTAGTTTAAAAAGAGGGAGGTTACGGCCTCCCCCTTTATTAATTAAGAAACTGAACCATAGATGGCAGAAGTTGGTTGGAAGCTCAACAGCTCAACCCTTGCCTCACACCTATAAGTCACAAGGTTCTTGGTGAAGTCATCCTGATCGGTCTCAGTGCTTCTCACGCTCAAACCTGAAGCCTGTGCAATAGCAAAAGCCTGACGGTTGAATACGTAAATCCTACCAGTAGGAATAGCCTGATGCGGGATCAATGGAATACCTGCTACCCTAGTTTCACCACTCGCACCGATGGTGATACCACCAGGGACAGAGTATGAACCATTTGAAGGCAGCGTATTCAACACGTTAGCCCATGCAGCATAAGTGGTAAGGATCGTATCGGCCTGTCCCAAACCGAGTGCGCCATGCTGTGCCAAGTAGTCAATGATACGTGGAGCTGCACCAGTTGAAGATGTAGAACCACCAGTGGCATTAGCTGTGATCGTTGCCATGAACCTGTTATCTACCGCCCTGTTCCAATCTTCCAACAGTGAGCTAGAAAGATAAGACTGAAGGAAAGGAAGATCCTGAAGCATCTGGCGAGATACCTTAGCGTAACCAGCGATGAAAGGAACAGAGGTGTTAACCATTGTCACATCGTAGTCAACGAAAGGCTTAGCTGATCCTTCAGTTTGCGCACCGAATGAACCTTCACCAACGGGGTTGTTACCACGCGGGAATGTTACGTTACCAGTCGCAGTAGGGATGATCCTAAACACATCATACAGGTGAGGTGAAAAGTAAGAACGCATGATGGGATTCTCTACATACGACAAAACGCTAGTACCTGTCAATCCACCGTAGTTACCAATAGCTCCGAGTGTCATTACACCAACGGCCTTAGAATCCTGAAAGGGTGTTTCAGATTTGATCTTGTCAAAGTTAGATCCGATGATGTCGATCATTGCGCTGGTCAATGCTTTCTGGCGGTTTGCACCGATAGCCTCAGCTTCGATGTTGGCCTTTAGCTTGCCATTAGATGCAATCATTTCGTCCACCTTTGCCTTTACCTCGGCAAGTGTTTCGTTTTTCTTTACCGCATCTTCGTTAAGTTGCGCTACCTGTGCAGCGTGCTTTTGGTCGAGTGCTGCGAACTCGCTTTTTACTTGCTTCTCAATGTTAGAGAGGCCGTCCTTAATCAGGACATCGAAATTTTCCATTCTTGTAAAGATTTTAGTGAATGATTTAATGTTTCATTCACAGCTTCTTTACTCTGCTTTGGCTGCTCCAATGCCTGCGCTGTTGGAGTGCTACTCATCGTTTCAATTATCTGTGCTAGTTGCTTTATTTGGAGTATACACAACTCTATTGTTTCGTCTGTAGCGTCTGTGTTAGCTACAAACTTTTCAAAGGCTTTAACCCTTGAGGCTAATGCTTCTACCTTACTCATGCCTTTCATCTCCAACAAGGGAGTAAACTCATTCGCGCCCCAGCTTGTAAGTGATGAACCTTCGTAAAGCTTTACATTAGTGATATTGTTAAAACCGTCTCCCTTTCTTCTGTCTGTAGGAGTAAGGTCATTAAACCCTATCGAATGTTCCTTAATTAGGTCGCTCTCTACCATCTTTATGAAGTCCCGGCCAAGGTCATGTTTACCTATCTGTGAGCGGTAGAATAACCCGTATTCGTCCTCTTTAAGTTCGAGTATCTTGCCCAAAGGTTTCCCGGGATCATGGTTCAAAAGGTGCTTAATACGTCCCTTTGGCATCCAGTCCTGAATAGAACGGTCAAACGCTCCTTTGTGAATAATATCACCGTCAGCGTCTTTTATGTTGAATGCTGCGAAGTAGCCAGTAACAATGCCTTCCTTACGGTCAACATCCTTAACTTCTAGTTCCAGCGTTTTGTAATTGTATATCATATTGTACCCCATTTCATATGTTCTTCCATTTTCCTAAGTGGAACGGAATTTGGCCTATACCACTTAAAAACCTTCATAAACATTCTCCATTGATAAGCCTTAGCCTTATCCCTATTTAATATCCTAATCCGCTTCCTCATCTTCTTATTAACCTCCCGTTGTTATCTCTTTTTGGTTCAAATGCTATTGTACATCTACAGTTAATCGTAAACTCCTTTGGTGCATCTGCATCCCCTGGTTGTTGTGCATTCGCTGCCTGTCCATTCCTACCGACCTGAAAAAAAGCTTCATCCATCTCCCTTTGTTGGCCGTCTAATATCCAGTGATCAAATACATTCTTTTCGTACCGTCTCGTCCGGGTATCTTTTGCACTTATCCACTTTTTCACCACAACAAACTTGTGCTTCCTCGCTCCTGCCATGTGGCCTAGATTACTCGCTCGCATCGTCTCGGTTCGTGCAATCCTTTCAGCCCAATAACTACTCCTATCTCCAAACTCTCTTATGCTTCTTAGAATGTTATTAGTCACCACATCAACGCCTAATCCCTGTTCTACACCGTCCTGAATCTGTTTGTTAATCAAGTCTAAAATCACCTCTCGGAAATTCCCGCTAACTGTACTCACTAGGTTTAATCCGTATCTCGCTAGCCATTCGTTTACTTCCTGTGTCCACTCAGCGTTGAAACCCATGCTCTTTTCATACTGCTTTGAGATGTCTCTTAGCCTTCTATACTGAACATTGGCAAACGTTACGAATGTTTCTTGGTACATCTTTTTATAAACCTCTAGTAGCTCGTTATTCCACAGTTCGAGCATATTTAAACTGCCCTTGTCCTTGTACGATTCAATGAACTCTTTTAACTTTCTATCCAGTACCGCCTTTATTCTCGCGCTATACTTAGCTTGTAACTTCAGTTGTATCCTTGTTACCCGCCTCCAATATGTCCTGCGCTCACGTGGTTTCATAGTAAACAACTTCTGAAAGCCTTATA